ACATCAGCATCAAACTCAGCTTTATCAGCATAGACCTTACCTGTTCTTTTATGTTTTACTATTTCTTTAGCCTCTGCAGATATTTTAGGTAGTTCACTCATATTTTTATCCAATGATTTTTTAAATTATTGTTTACGTGATCAATATAAGAGCTTTGGGTTCTTATGTCAAACGCAATAGTTATTCTTACATCATCTTTTTTTATAGTGCTTACTTTATGAGCAAGCCAACCTGGAAATAAAGTTATTTTTCCTGGTGTATTTTTACATCTATAAGATGTTTTAAAATAAGGTACTTCATAGTCTGTTGTTGTATCTGCAACTTTTACACATATATGTCCGCTTAGATAACCTGTATTATTATCTGCATGATTATGTAATTTAATTTCTTCACCTTTTCTCATTACATTAAACCAACATTGTACATAATATGATTCGTGTATATCTATATTTAAAAATTTACAAAATGAATCATGTGCTTTTCTAATATGATTTTTAAGAAAGCTGCACTCAGGAAACTCGAGTAAGTTGTAATATATAAATCTACTAGTAATACTGTCTTCACTTAAACCTGTACCACCATTGTTGTGTGGTGGATATTGTTTAATAAGTTCTTTTTCTTTAGTTAACAAAAATTCAGATAATATTTTTGTATCAATAAAAAGGTCATCTTCATAAATATGATATGAATAGTGGGGATTAAAAGGATTATTTATATTGTTGTTTTGAAAGTTAATAACTTGCACTAACGCCCTTGGCCTTTATATCTTGTTTGTTTTTGTTGACGTTTCTCGTGTTTATTTTTATTTTTTTTATGTTGGCCTGGACCTCTTTTTCTTGGTTTTGCTCTTGGAACGAAATGTGTAAATTTTTGTTTTGCCATTAATCTAAAAAACCATTTAATGTTAATCTACCATCGTTTATATCATTTCCAAAGTTTAAAATCGACCCATGTCTTATTTTAGAATCAAAAAATACTAATCTATTTTTTATAGATTTTACAGTAACAAGTGGCACATCTAAATTACTATCATAAAAATTTGTGCCTGAATCAATATTATTATTTAAATAAACTATACAACCATATTTATTTAAAGAATCTCTATGTATAAAATCTTTATCTTGATCGCTTTTTAGTCTTAAATGAATATGTAAATTTAATTTAAAATTATCTTTAAAATTTACTTTTGATCTAAACTCCTTAACAAATAGTTGCTGCAGAAAAATATTTTCTTCTTGTAAAAAATTACTCCTATATCCAGGCCAATTTTGATTGGTCCTAAAGTTTTTATTAAAATCATTAACATTATACAATTTTATTTTTTTAAAATTAGGCTCTAATAAATTAAAATTATCAAAAAAATTTTCTATAATTTGAATCATTACTTTTTTAATATTTGATTACCTATAACTAATACATCTATTTCAGAATTATTAAAATAGTCTTTTGCACTTTTAATATTAGACATAATCGGCTTACCTCTTACATTAAAACTAGTATTTAATAATATTGGACAACCCGTTTTTTCATAAAATTTTCTTAACAGTTTATAATATATATAATTATCTTTATCTACACTTTGATATCTACAAGTACCATCAACGTGAGTTACACAATCTAAATCTAATTTTATCACATTTCCAACATATAACATGTGTGGGTTTTTTATATTTGTATTAAAATATTCAGGTACAAACTCACTTAATATTGAAGCACCAAATGGTCGAAATGATTCTCTTCTTTTTATATTGTTTATTATTTTTTTACCATTTTTAGTTTTTGGATTAAGCAGTAAACTTCTATTGCCTAAAGCTCTTGGACCAATTTCTCCATGACCTTGATACCAAGCTATAGTTTTGCCCTGCTGAAGGTAATTTACCGCTGTATTTATTGTGTTGTCATCAGGAACATTTACAGGAGATTCATCTGTTTGAATAAAAGGAAAGTTTTTTATTTGAAATCTAGGTAAATTATTTTTTATTCTTAAATATTCTAAAGCTCCTAAAGATAAGCCTTCATCACTACAATGAGGTGGAACAATAAGATTTTTCCATTTATTTTTGAGAGCTGTATTCCATATAACATTTTGTGCTACACCTCCTGAATATGATATTTTCGCATTGTAATCACCCTCAGTAATTTCTTCAAAAAAATTTATTAATATATCAGAGACTTTGTCATGCACGGTTCTTATCCAATCTAGAGGTTGCCATTCAGCTAAAAGATTATTTTCTTTATAATCTACATAAAGATTAAAATTAAAAAGTTCTTTAATTGTATTCATATTAAAATTTAATTTTTTACTAAAGTTTGATAATATTTTTCCATAAGATTGAAGCCCCATCAATTTCCCGGCAACGTCATACAATTCTGCACCTTCATGTCCTATGCCAAACTTCATGCCTGCTTCCGACATACACAAACCTAAAGATCCATGTAGTTCAGTATGTCCTCTTTTGTAAATTTTATTATCTATAAAAACAGTCCAAGCATTATTAGCATCACCAAACCCATCAATTACTACTTCGTATTTAGGCCTTTCTTTTTGTAAAGGCCAACAGCTTAAAGCATGTGCATAATGGTGGTTTATTCTTGTTGTGTTTGAGTGAGGAAAGTATTTGTAAGGTATTGACGGAAAAAATTCTTCATTGTCTACAGATAAGTTGTGTCTCCAAGGGTCAATAACCAAAGCAACTTGATCTATTTCTTTTGGATTTATTTTAAAATATTTTTTAACATCTTCTTGCCAATCAATTAAATTATCGTAAGCATGATGTTTTTTTTCATAAATTCTTTCAGTTTTTAAATAATGAACATTTTCACCATCGAAGTATGAAAGGTTACTGTCATGTTCGCAAAGTCGAAGACCAAGAAGTTTTTTAACCATTCTCCTGTGATCTGTCTAAAAGAGCATAAGATATTATACCTTGTACTTCATCTGCAGTCCCTGCGGTCATTTTTAAAACATCACTCGCCTCTAAAACTAAAGTATGATTTATTATATCTTTAGTGCTTGTTGCTGCTAATTGCTCATTAAAAATTCTAAAAGTTGCTGTAGCTGAAGTATCTGTCACTTGAACACTTAAATTTACAGTGCCAGTTGATCCATTGTTTACTTGAATTTGTTTAATTAAAATAGTTGCATCAGAAGGTGCTGTTAGAACATTAATTGTGTCTGTACTATTTAAATTTATACCTTCGTTTTTATATCTAATTGTCATAAATTGTAGTATAGAACACTTTATGCAAATAATAAATAACTTTATAGAAGATAAAGAAATATTTTCTGTACTTAAAAACACTCTTATAAGTGGTCAATTTGGTTGGTTCTATGAAGGATGTATTACTTTTCCAGGTGCGGATGAAGGAGATTTTTTATTTTATCATCAATTATTTCAAAATGATCAACAACAAAGCCCTTGGTTTAATAAAATTTTATCACCTATTTTAGGACGTTTAAAATATAATAATCTCATAAGAGCCAAAGCAAACTGTTACACAAGAAAAGAAAAACAGTATGAACATGAATGGCATACAGATAGTAATGACCCACATAAGGTTGCACTTTATTTTGTTAATAAAAATAATGGTAGAACAGATTTTGAAAGTGGAGAAAGAATTGAAAGTGAAGAAAATACTTTAATAATATTTGATGGTAGATTAAAACATAGAAGTGTATCTCAAACTGATAAACCTTTAAGAATAACTTTAAATATAAATTTTAACTAAAAAACCAAGTAAATAAATCTTGATCATTTTTAAGTTCTTGTTGATAAGAAGTATTTAATTTGTCTTGCATTGTTCGTAAAGATTGAGTGACTTGTCTTTGATTTTCTTCAGTATATATGGGTGTTGGTTCAGGTATTACTATATCTACTCTAGCCATTTTAACCTCTCATTCCGTCAGGTTGTACATCTGCTCTAAAAGTACCATACCTCCAACTTTGTTCTGTAGAAGTGTTAGCTATTTTTAAACTTGCAAATCTCGATCTAGCACGTGTGTCTACTTTATCAGTAGAACTATTAATTGTGAATGGACCTAAAGGAGAAGACGCTGCTGCAGTTGAGGGGTAATCTCTTAAATTTATTGTTACCTGAGCATCTCCTGTTAATACCTTAAAATCTGGAACAAACCTTCTCATACTCATAAATACTTGGCCATCACCCTCAATTGCTAAATCAAAGTCACCTGATTGTATAAAAGCTGGTATTGCAGTTTTTGCTCCTGCTGAATCTACTTGATCAACTCCAACTTCGTGAGCGTAATATTTTAAGGCACCATTAATATTTGTTACTCCTTGTATTGTTGGAAATGTTGGCAATCCTGTTGGATCAAATTCAGTAGCATAGGGTACATCATATAAATTTGCATCTGCCCATGTAGTTCTTGCAAGTGATCCTGTTGTCCAAGTTTGATCTTGATAATTATATGTTACACATCTATCTACATAGCTTGATCCTGATTTAGGATAAAACCAAGTTATTTCTTCATATAAATGGTTTAATCCAACATAAACAGATTCACCATTTTGATAATTAACACCCAAACCATCTCCTTTAGTTGTAAATACAAAATCTTCTACAGGGCAAGGCAATGCTTTTACAGTACCGTCAAATACAAAAAACCCTCCTGATTCACCCATCCAATAAACTGCACCATTAACAAACTTCATTGAATGTTGTCCTATGGCACCACAATTTGAACCAACTTGTCTTACAGAAAAAGTAAATGGTGGTCCAACAAATTGCATAACATAAGCAGCGTTATCAGTAAGTATAAAAGTATAATCTTTACCTTTTACTGCTCCTACAATTTTAGTTCCTGAGTCCAATCTAAAAGTTCCAGCAGTATTGACAGAAGTAGGTGTATAACTACTTATATTTTCTTGATCAGAAAATCTAATAAACATTTTATCTTGTGTGCTAGCAGTTCCGATAGTAGTTTCAGTTCCAAGCATTACTAAATGCCTATCTCTATCAGAGACAAGAGACATAACTGATGCAGTCGGTGCGTTTGATATAACAGTTGCTCTAGTAGTAAGTGCACTTGGATTTGAATTAATAGGGTTCCATTCAAAAGAATTACCATTTTTAATAGTAGCTATTAACTTTTCACCAAAATTATCTAATGACCAAGATGCAGGATCAATAGTCAAAGTTTGAGATAAGGATGCCTCTCCCCAAGCTGTATAATATTCAACACCTGCTCCAGAAGAATGACCTGATCTTGTTCCTGCTACAGCTCTGGTAATTCCTGTAAGATCAGTGCTAGTTGTTCCTGTGTAAGAAATAAATTCAGCACCAACTTTTATAGTTCCTGATGACGGAAACCCAGTGGTTGAAGCTAATGTAATAGAAGTTCCCGATCCACCTGTTCCCGCAGTGTCATCTAAAAGTGCACCATTAAGAGTACCAAATACTTGTTGTCCTCCACCCCATAAGCCTGTGCCCCAACCGAAGCCATAAGTAAAACCTAAATTACCAGGTTTAACATAAGGGTTTACTGTTGCTGATCCACTTCCGTTGACCGTTGTCCCTGCTTCGCTAGCCATAGTAATTGTAAAGCTGTCACTATCTGGAACAGTAACTACTTGAAATGTGTTGGTCGTAAAATCAGAAGCAACATATCCAGCTCCACTTGGAGGTGTTACTGAAGTAAAAGTAAATAAATCTCCTGGCTCTAAAGAATGTGCTGGTTTGTTTACAGTTACTGTCGCTGAGGTATTTACAGTATCAAAAGTGCATCCAGTCAAAGCTGTGTCTAATGGTGTAATATCATAAAAGGCACCTTCGTAATAGATAACTAAAACTTTGTTAGTTCCTATTGCACCGTATCTTCTGCCATCTAAATCTGCCCAAATAAATTGTTCTCTAGCTGCCCCTACAACAGTATTGGATAAAATTTGTTCCCAACCACCGATTTTTTCAGGAAGTCCATATCGAAATCTCACAAAGTCACCATCAGTCCACTGACCTTCAGCTCCTGTTTGCGTTACTTGTTTATTAAATCCTGGTCTAATCTGTACGTTTGTTAAAGGCATAAGATATTATACCTCAAATAGATTATTAATTAAACCTCACCGTCTTTTTTTGGTTTACTTGTTTCAATAATAGTATTAAGGGGAGTAGTAATATTTTTGGTTTTTTCATCAAATTTTCTTTGATACTCAAAAAAAACACTCATGAATAAATTTATAAAGTGTTTTAAAAAAATTGTTGTTAAAACTAATTTTTTTTCTTTTGTTATTATTTTAATCTCTTCCTCAGAAAATAATATCTCACCAGAACCATCTTCTTTTTGTCTAATTTCCAGAAGGCACCCCCCATTTTGTTCGTTTATCTCTATAGTGATCTCTGTACTTACCATGAGCATCGACATAATGCAAAAAAAATTGTAAGTGATGATCTCCTTGAAATTCTTCTCTATGATGTGAAACTTCATGCCCTAAATAAACTGCTGCTTCACCTTTTTCAAGATTCAAAGGTTTGTCGTCCATGTAAATCGGCCAAGGAGTTCCATCACTGTTAACGTTTACTGTAACACTTATTTCACATGAAGGTCTATCTGTGTGTTCGGGTAATGTAGCAAATTTTGTATATAACCTCCAAAAAGAATACGTTGGTAATAATTTTTTACCGGTTTCCTTTTCCATTAATTTTTGTTTTTGTAATAAAAAACATTCTGTAACAGGATCTGCATAAAACCTGCTATCACCAACATTGTTTTGAATAGAGTAATCAAAATTTTCAATATTTGCCCTATGTTTTATTTCTAAATATAAAGATAAAAAATTAATTTCTTCTTTTGTTAAAAAATTTTTTATAATTTTATATTTAAAATTTTCTCCTATGATGCCCATCCAACTACCGAATATCTTTCGTTACTTTTAACTGGCTCTACACAATGAGGATATAAAAAATTACTTGGCCATATAATTAACCTGTTTTGTTTTTTTTCAATTTTTATTTTTCTTCTGGTCAACGGATTACTAAAAACTAAATCACCCCCTTCATAATTATCATTTACTAAAAAAATACAACTTAAAGTTCTAGGAATAGTTTTACAATCATCTATGTGAAAAACATAGTGACCTCCTGGTTTATACTTTAAAATTTGAATATCGTCTATTTTAATGTTTATATCAAGATTTAACATTTTAATGTAATCTTTCATAAATAAATTAAAAACATTTTGAAAAAAATTTGACCAGTGTACTTTTGTTAAACTTTTGGTATTGCAAATTAAAGAACATATTGTAACATTTCTAACTTTTTTATCTACATGAGGTTTGCCTTTACCATCAACTACTTCACTAGTTTTATAAATTTCTGTTTTACAATATTTTAAAAAATATTTTAAATTTTTTTCTAATAAAACGTTATCAAAAGAAACAATGTAGCTTTCTAAACTATCACCTATTTCCATGATTTTTTTGTCCAATTCATTCTTTTATAATTATTTATTAAATATTTAAAACGATGTAAATAATTTGTTAATTTTGTTTCTTTATCATAATGCTCTATTTGCATTTTCCAATTATCCCTTTTGAAGGGGATTACCTGCACGTAAGGTAAGCCTCTTTCTAAAGTCGTAGTTAAAGTATCATATTTATCACCATTAACTACAAATGGAAAATTTATTTCTATTTCAAAACTATCAGTATCTACTATAGCCGGTATTATTGAAAAACGATCATCTTGATTACTCATTGGTGGTAAAAATAAACATGAGTAACCAGGTGGAGTTCTTATAATCCATGGATTTAAAATTTTATGAAAATGAAGTTTTTTATTTTTTTCAACTAAAGGACTTTCTCCTAATTGTTTAGCTGGATGGAAAGTTCCTACTCCTCTCACATTTAAATTTACTTCTCTTGTCATTAAAGTATCATGAATAGAACAAGAAAAACCCGTATCTTTTTTTCCCTTTCTCATTATGTTGTGTTCTAAATAATAGTCTTGTGGAAGTTTTAAAAGATAACCTGTTGTTAATGAATCTAAAAATGGAATACAACCTTTTATTGTATGATTCTCATGAGTGTGTTTTAACTTTTTATACCAACTTGGAATATTTAAACGAATTGGGATAGGTAAAATATCTTTATTTCTTTCAATATAGTTTTCATGAGCTAAAAACTTTATATTTTTAAAAAACATAAAGTTTTACTTACAATGATTTATGGGATTTGTAAAGGATGAACGTAACTAATTGAATTATCCTCACAATATTGTTCCCAACTTTTATTTGTTGGTAAAGAAACTGTAGATACATCAAAATTATTTAAATAATCTCTGTAAGTTTCAATTTTTGAATAAATAGATTTAGTGTTATTATCTTTTATTCTTAAAAAACTATTAGCAGCTTTTTTTATTGTTTCTAAATAATTAACTAAATCTTCTTCTTCTTCAAAAGTCCTATTTAATTCAGTAAATGTTAGCGTGTCTCCCGATATTGCAACAGATGCAAAATTTCTTTTTACCTTGCTAAAATCTTCGTCTGAAACTTCTATTGCAGTATACTGCGAGTAATTTAAATTTTGTTCATCTTTATCTAAAGTATTTTCAGATATTTTAACTAATCTATCATATTGATTTTTAATAAAAAAAGCCATTATGCTCCTCCATCATCAAAAAATGTTAAATGTCCACCTTCTCCATTTCCGCCATTAGGCTGCCCGCCTGCACCTTTTTCACTACCGACAAAATATTGGCCATCAGGTAATTCAAAAGTAGCGTTAGAAGCTGTTGCTCGAGATCGATTTGGTGTGGGTCCTGGATTGTTATCTGCTCCTGGTCCACCTTGACCTGCCTCACAAGTAAATAAAGTGTTTACGTTTGTTGCAGTACCATCACCTCCAGGTGCTCCATAAAAAGGATTGTTTGATCCTGCGTTACCACCTGCACCCACAGTATAAGCATAAGCAGTATTTCCCGCAACACTTCCACTGTAAAGACCAGCGGCTCCGCCTCCGCCTCCGCCTCCATTATTGGTATGGCTACCACCACGAGATGGGGCTTGTCCACCACCTGCACCACCGCCACCAAATGCATATGCCATAAATTTTGATGCATTTGCTCCTGTAGTTACATTTCCTGACGCAGGGCCATCTTTTATTAATTTAGTAAAAAAATTTCCGTCACCACCTGCTCCACTTGATGCAGCAGTTAGACGTCCTTGCGCATCAACAGTTATATTTGCAGTCGTGTAAGATCCTGCAGATACAGAAGTGTCTGCAAGTTTATCAGCAGTCACAGCGTCATCTGCAATCATATCAGTAGCAACTTGCACCTCACCAATAGTTCCAGCACTTGCAGCTCCTAAAACTCTATTGTTAGTTGTTGTGTCTTGCATTTTTGCAAAAGTTACAGCGTCATCTGCAATTTGTGCAGTTCCAATAGTTCCACCTAAAGTATCTAGTGATACTTCTTTTAAGTTTGTACCATCTGAATAAGCAGCATAAATTTTTTGTGCGTCAGGACTAAACCCAGTTCCTGAAGCTGTTTTAATTGTTAGGTTTGATGGGTTAGTAAGTCCTGTACAATCAAAGATATAAAATTTTTCTATTGAATCTGGAATAGTACAAATTGTGCTAGCTGCAATCGATGCAGTTGCAAATTTAATTACCATATTTCTAGCGTTTGATAGTGCACCATCAGACATTGCAAGTGCAAGAGTACCACCGCT